TAATCCATATTCGCAATAGCTTGCATGTGAAATTATAACATCATGAACATTTTTTGCCAATACTGTACCAAAACTATTCTCGTTTGCTCTATTAAATATACCACTAGGCGCGTACTTTTCCCATTTTTTGCGATATAATTTGACGTTATTATTCTTCGGCTTTGGAATAACTCCATATAATTCCAAAAACTCAAATCTATTATTTTTTGAATTTTTTGAAATATTAACCAATGGGGAGAATTTCCACTTAGTATGACTGGAACTTTCAATCATTAATGGGTTAAATTTACAACTATGAATTTCATCAAGAATAATCGCGCTTATTTTACAATCTTGTAAAAACTCACTCCCTGAAAGACTTTTTGGAAGATAACATATTCCATTATTATTTGTGTATTTTGATAGTTTTATATTTTTCATAATATTTCAAATTCATCATTTACTTTGAGGTTCTTTGCTTGGATGATTCTACCAGACTTCAACTTTACTTTATCATCCCCTACTATATATATACTATCATTAATTTTGATTATTTTCTCATGTACACCTTTCGATTTTCCCCGTGATTCCATAAATTGAATAGCATATTTTTGAATATCCCAGCCATACGATTGACAGTCTGTATAAATTTGTCTTACTAAATTTTTTGATGGAAGCATTATTAATACTTTTTTCCCATCTTCAACTAATTTTCGGATTAACGCATAGATAATTAGACTTTTTCCAGAACTTGTTGGGCTGTCAACTAATAATCTATTTTTATTTGATATTTCTTTCAGATAATCAATTTGATGTTCATAAGCATCGAATGGAATGTTATAATCTTTTAATAGTTTAATTGCATCTTCAAATAAGGGTTCAGGAATTAGGTTTTCCATTGATACATCAAAACTAACATCTATAAAATTATTTTTACAATATTCTAATAAATCAGATAGTAATCCAACAGGTAAAGCCCTATATTCTCTATTTAATAAATAAATTTTACCATCCCATAAGTGATTTTTATAATTGGGATGATACTTATAGCCGTCTGCATAAAATGAATAATGTTCAGATAATTCATTTATTATACTCGGTTCAGCATCAATTATAAAATGGCTATAATCAACAAAATATAGTTTAATTTTCTCATTTTCCATAAACTAATTTTACACAATTAAATCGAAGTATGCAAATTTAAACGTAACATTAACATATAATGGTGCAGTATCGGCAGATGTTGAGTCAAACGCCAACTCAGATATGAAAGATGGAAACGCATTGGCAAATTGAAATTTTTTCTGATATGTATTATCATATTTTAGAATTGATAGTGACATGTCTGAATATAAATCTATATAATTTTTTTGATTTGTATTCGTAGCAGAAAACATCCAATCTTTTATCTCTTTATAATTATTTAAATTTTCATCGACGATTAATTCAACATTGAATGTGTCAAATTCTACTTTATTTCCAATAACAGGATAGTCACTAATGCCTATCGCTGGCATCGTTGAGCTACCAAGATTTAATGCTGGTAATGTTGCTCGCTGGACATTAAACACAGTATGGGGTAATTTTGGAATATCCAGTTTAAATCTGGTTTCAGTTAGTACATTTTCATTTAATTTGTTCATATAATATGTATAATTTTTAAAAAATCCTTGAAATATTGTAGAATTCCGGTATTATTAAGCTTGTAAGTAACTTATTAGGAAGGCTTAACATGAAAAACGAAAATGCAGGTTATTTCATAACATTTGGATTTGACCAAAGTATTGGTGATAAAAACCTTGGAAATTGTTACATGATTATACCAAAAGGAAAAAAGCCTGATGATATAGTAAAGACCAAAGATGGATTTTTGTGTTATGCGTTTGACTATCCAATTAGAAAGTTGGAAAGAATGAAGTCAAACTATAGCATGAAAGAAATAACAGTCGAAGAGTATTTAAAATTAAAGGAGACCGAAAAATGAAACATCCACAATTAATGACAGAAAGTGAATTATTAGAAATGTTACCATTACAAAATGCAATTGTCCGATATGTTAAACATGGAAAAGGTGAACAACATTGTGGTGGATTTCTAAAAGCTTTGCTTACAAATGATTTAAGTTTAACTGTTCAAAGAGCAGACAATACAAATTTGTGGCTAATCCCATATTATGTTTTCTATTTAACGTGGTATTGTCCAATGGATTGTTGGGGAAATGAAGAAAAGTTTAAAAATTGGGAAGGACTTGAAAACAGATAAACGGTATTGACAATTCGACTAATGAAGGCTATTATATATTTGTTGGTTGGGAACACTGCTAACTTCATAGGAGATTTATCATGGCAAATTTAGTCGGTCGAAAAGTTAGAAATAATGTTGGTACTTTTATAACATTTAATGTTGGTGATAAAGTTGGTAATTATCCACTAACAAAACATTACATGATTCTGCCTAAAGGTATTAACCCTAATGATGTTGTTGATAAATTTGCTTGGGAATACCCATTAGACATCTTGAACGACATGAAGAACGACTATGTTATGCATAACTTCAATTATGATGATTACATGGCAGTTAAGCGTAACATGGTAAAATAATGGAAATAAACAAGTTCAAGGATGAAGTTAAATTTTATTTGAAACCTAAAGATAGAGGTATACATCATGATTAGAAAATTACTTTCATACATCGTTTTAGGCGCAATCTTTTTTGTTTGGCTTCAGTCAGTTGATTTTGACTCAATTGGTCAACGAAGTCTTGACGAAGTTGCATGGTCAATGCAGATAAATGATGGAACTGTAACAAGAGAAGAAGCTATGCGATTTCTAAGCGCATCTAAAGAAGACCAGCAAAAAGCTTTAATAAATGCTTACAAAAGAGAAGCAGACATTTATAAAAGTCTTGCTAACAGATAATACTCAATTATAGGAGAAATTCCCATGAATTATAAAAAAATTGCCTTGATTAGTGTAATTAGCTTAGTGACTTTACCACTTATTGCAGATAGTTGGTTCAAAGTTTATAACGATTATAAACATCGTGAGCGGGAAGTAAAAGCACAACGCGCTTATCATAATAATAAAGCAAAAAGGATTGAATCACTGAAGTCTCATAAAATATCCATTGGAGAATATATAAGAACCCATCCTAATAGATATACTAAAGCTGATTATGATAAAATCTTTGAAGATGCCCCATATCATTATGATATGGGTAATAAGGATACTACGGGGTTAACAAACCCAGATAATCCATATAACATTAATTTAAGAATTGCGTATCTTTCACTTTTTGGCAAACTTGGTATTAGTAATTCAGAGTTTAAGAAGTTAGAATTTAATGTTGAGAAGTTGTATATAAATGACGAATATATTTATGTACAAATAGTCTATAAGGATTATCTTAACGTGCCAAAAGCTCTTGTTATTGATGACTGTTTTGATGAAGTTGTTGTTCAATATGTTCAGAAGGTTGATAAACCAATACCAAGTGGATTTCAAAGAGACGGTATAATATAATTATCATAATAAACTAATAATCCTACAACTTTAAAAACTAATAATCCCCCAACTTTGGGGGATTATTTTGTTACTACTTACCACCGATAATACGTCTTGAATCACTCCAAACTTCGCGTTTACCAGCTTTCTTGAATTGTTCAGATGGAAGGAAGATTACGTTTTCCCACTCTTCTGAACCAATATGTGCAAAATTGGATTTTAAATGTGACCACAAATATCTTTTAATTGTTGGTTTATAAATTGTGTTCCCCATTCCCTTGAGGAATCCATAAGATATTTTTAAATATTCTTCTTCTTTCATTCCCCGATATTCAACATGCTCTCTAATTCCATTTAGCGTATCGAATAATTTTGCCCTTAGCATTGGTGGCAAATAATGAAAATTCATACCTAAAAACCCATTATTTGTATAATTTAATGGCATTGTTAAAGGAAATATATCATAATATTTCAAAGTTTCTTTATATTTTGGGTCGTATATGAAATGATACAAATGTCCTACTAATGGGAATTGCGTCCAATCTACAGCAGAAATTGTTTGTTTATCCGCACCTATCATTTTTTTGGTTGCAAAACCTACACCATGCTTGGATTTTCTAACACGCTTGGACTCTATTTCAATTTGTTTATCAATCCATTCTTTTGATGGATTACCTGAAACTTCTTCTTTTTTAGGCTTTCTTTCAGGTTTATTCTTTACTGTTTCAGTATTTCTTTGAATTTTTCCAGAATTTCTTACACCTCTTCGCCTACGATTTAAAATGCTTTTAACATTTTCCTGTTTACCGTTTGGTTGTTTTGATTGAATTTTATTAACCAACCAGTCTTTACTTTGTTTCATTTTTTTGCGTAAACTAGCATTACGCATATTTTTTAATCGTTTTTGTAATGTATCTCTTATTCTTATTCTAGCCACGTTTTTTAATTCCTAATTCATATTCAGTAAATACTTTGAATACTGCATTATGTTTTTCTGCAAATGCTTTACAAGCTTTCCATTTGTCTTGATTGACATGGTATGTTTTAGATTCCCGTAAAAATCTCATTTTAGCTTTTAAACTTTTGGTTCTTGGTTGTTTTGGTGGTAATGTTTCAGAAAATGGTTTAATTTCTATAAATTGAATTTGTGATTTACCATTTTTTCCTTTCACTTTAACAATAAAATCGACAAAATATCTACGTTTCTTTTGTTCAACAGTTGAATAGTATTCTATGGGAAATGGTTCAGAAGCCCATTCAATAACATTATTAGATAAATCTAAGTATGTCATAAATTTATATTCCCAACTAGACCGATAAATTATATTTTTAACATCACCTTTGTACTTTTGGGGATTTTTTGGAATGTATTTTCCTTGTTTATATTTTCTCGCCATAATATATGTATAATTTTTAAATGTATACATATATAAAAAAGGTTTATTAAATGGCATTATATTATCCCACAAATTTAAGCGGATTTGTTGGCTCTAAAGAAGATGGGGCTTCAATGATGCATTTTAAATTCTTTGAGCGTCCAGACTCTCAATCAAGCATATACAAGCAGGATATATATTTGTATATGCCCGATACTGTAGCAAACAATATTAATACAGGATGGGAACAAGCATCAATTGGAAAATTAGCAAGGGATTATAAGGATGGTAGAAAATCATTTACAGAACAAGGACTTAAAGAAATGGCGGTATCTGGTGCAAAAAGATTTGCAGATACGCTACTTGGTGAAGAAAGAATTAGTTATGCAACTCAGGAAATAATAAATCCATACATTGCAATGACATTTAAGAGTGTAGGATTTAGACAATTTGAATTAAATTTTAAATTTACCCCCCATAACGCAAAAGAAAGTAAAGTTATACATACAATAATCAAAGAATTCCGAATGGCTTCACTACCATATAGAAGAACTGGAACATTTTCATATCCAAGTGAAATTGAAATTGAATATCTTGGAAGGGCTAAAAAATGGTTGTTTAAATACAAAAGATGTGTTTTAACTAATGTTGACGTTAATTATGCTGGAAATGGTTCTTATGCTGAAATGGTTGATGGATTCCCAGCATTGACAGATTTAAGACTACAATTTTCTGAAAATGAGATTATTACCGCAGAAGATGTTAACCAAGGATTTTAAATGTTAGAAATTAACAGATTTGTATCCCAGATAGGACAAACGGGTTTTGCATCACCAAATAAATATTTGGTAGAATTTAATTCACCTTTAACGGGTAACGACGATACAATTTCGATAATGTGTAATGTTGCAGGAATGCCAGAAAGAGGAATTCAAGTATTTGAGAATAGACATTATAATACCCCATTCAAATTACCGTATGTTACGATGTATCAGGAAGCAACCTTTACCTTTTTTTCAACTCCAAAATATCCAGAAAGAAAATTTTTTGATGCTTGGCAAAATGAAGTTATCCATCCTGAAAATGGATTAGTTGGTTTTTATGATACATTTAGAGGGGATATTGTTGTTTCACATTTAGAAGGTGAAACTGGAAGTGTTGATTATAAAATAAAACTAATGGATGCATATCCAACATCTATTGGCTCAATAGAATTAGGTTATAGTATGACAGATTCATTGTCACCTGTTTCTATTTCATTTGTGTACAAATATTGGATTGAAGATAAATAATTATTTAAGAGAATTATAAAATGACGAAGAAAAAACCATTACCATTTAAGGCAAATGTTACATTATATAAAATTACGTTGCCAATATCTAATACAACTGTAAAATTTAGAGCATTCACTGTAAAAGAGCAAAAAAGTATTTTAATATCATTAGAAAACCCTGATATGTTAATGGAAAATATTACTAATGTATTAAAAGCCTGTACTTTTGGCGAAGTTGATATTTATAATTTGCCTAGTGCAGATGTTGAAATGTTATTGTTGAATATTCGAGCGCAAAGCGTTAATAATATCATAGAGTTAGAATATACTTGTAATAATGAATTAAAAGATGGTGTTTGTGGTCAAAAAATAACAATAAAAATTGATTTGGTTAAGGATGTTGAAATTACAGAAATTCCGGATACTAAGATTAAACTTAGTGGAATTGGTGTTGAAATGTTACCTATGACGTTTCAAAGTGCAATCGCCTATGACAAAACTACAACAGAACGAATTGCTGATAATATAAAATTAATTTATGATGAAGAAGATGTGTATAGTGCGACTGATTATACAAAGAATGAATTAATTGAATTTGTGGATAGTTTAACAATTACAGATTATACAAAATTAGCTGAATATATTGAAAACACTCCAACACTAATTAAGGAACTTGAAGTTGAATGTATAAATCCAGATTGTAAACATAAGGAAAAAATTGTGCTAAAAGGGCTTGCGGATTTTTTAGAATAGCTTTCGGTAAAAATGAATTAATGATACTTTTTCGGGTAAACTTCTTATTAATGGATAAATTCGGATATAGTATTGATTTCATAGAAAGCATACCCCCTTATGAGCGTGAAATTTACATAGCACTACTCAATCAAAGAATTACAGATGATAACAATAAGAGAAGGAATCAAGGATAATGTCATTAAGGTCATTAATAAAGAATTATAGAAAAAATAATGACGTAGAACAAATTGATGCGTTAAGTGATAATTTTTCAGAAAAAATAGATGAATTTTCTGAAAAACTTGAAAAAGACTTAGAAAGTATACAAGTTATCCCAAATAGCACAAATCATCACGGTTTATCAGATTTTGATGATGATTCCTTAATAACAAGGGCGTTTCTTGAAGAATTAACTGATTTGATGGAAGGATTGAAGGATAACACTGACCCAAATGTTATTAAAGAAAGTCTAACCAAAATTGAAATATTGACAAAACAAATTAAGGAATCTGATTCAAAAGAGTCTCAATTTTTAATTGAAAATTATAAAACCGCGCAAAAGTTTCTTGAAGTTGAATATAAAAGAAAAACTAATTTACTCGTTAAAGGTTCTGAAGTTATAAAAGAAAAAGCTAAGACAGTTATTAGCTCTGATATAATTAATCTTGAAACTTTTTATAGTAGCATGGTTAATAATGACCCCATAATGATGAAAGCATTAGAAATTGGAAAGAATGCTTTTCAATCATATAAAGAAAGGCGGGAACAGAAAAAATCAATAGAAGAGTCAACTATTAATGATTTAAATTCCAGAATTTCAGAAATTAATTCATCATCAATTATCAATGATAATGAAAATAGTTCAGATGATGGAAATACTGATTCTATAGCATCAAATATTCGTGAAAGAGTTAGTGACAAAAAAGATGAAAAACGTGAAATTAAAGAGAATAAAGAAAACGATAAATTTAGAAAAGCTTTAATCAAAAAAGTTACCAAAATAGAAAAAGCTGTTACTAAAAAGGGATTATTTAAACGAAAAAAATCTTCTGGTGCTGGCATACTTTCTGATATTGCCTCACTTTTCAGTAAAAATGGTGTAATAGCTGGCATGTTTGGCGGTTTGGCTGGTGGTATGGCTGGAACGATTGGAACAGGTGTAATGGGGATTCTAAGTAAAGGTTTGACAATGCTTATTCCTACATTAGCCGTTGCATTAGCTGGAAAAATTGGATGGGAAGTTGGCAAAATTGCCAGAAATGCAATTGATAAATCCATACAAAGTGATACGATAGATAAAGAAGATTTTGATAAAGATGCAACATTAGGCACAAAGATTTATGATTTATTGCATCAAGATGATTTAGTAAAACTTGAAGAGCAGGGTGTTATAAAACTAAACAATCTTAACCCGTTTCAGGATTCACATTTTGATAAGAAAAAGCTTGATAAATTAACAACTTTCCAGATTTTGACTATACGAAATGTTAAAGATTATTCAGATGAAGACCAAAAGTGGATTAATGATTATTATCAAAAAAGAAAAGCTAAAGAAGCCAAGGAGTTAAAAAAGTTAGAAGAAAAGAACGCCCGAAAAATTGTTAAAAAAGCAGAAGATGACGCAATTAGGAATCATCAAAATAATAAAAGAATTAATGGGGATATAAGTTCTACAGATAATGATGCCATTATAATGCCAACTGTTTTGCAATTTTCAAATAAGGATTCAACTTCAGTCGTAACTCCAATATCAACAAAAAGACCTAAGCATTCAACTTCAGTTGTAAATCCATTATCAACAAAAAGACCTAAGAATTCACCTTCGGTATCAACATTAGTAACTGCTAGTAATATGGATACTAATTATAAAATATCTACTAATGGATTCTCTTCACCTGAAATTGCTAAATTCATGGAGACTATATCTGTAGGTGAAGGTACACGCGGAGTTGAAGGTTATAATACAATCTTTGGTAAAAGTAAATGGGATGTTAAAGGTCGTAAAAAGCTTACTGAAATGACGTTAGCAGAAGTTAAAGAATTTCAAGACGGAATGATTAATCGACAAAAACTTGCAGGAAAGGGGGAAACTTCTAGGTCTAGTGCAATTGGTAAAGGTCAATTTCTAAAACAGACTATTACAGACCTTCAGGCTAGTATGGGGTTATCGGATGATGAAAAATTCACTCCCGAATTACAAAATAGAATGATAGAATCACTTTGGAGACAAAGAGGTGGGGACAAATTTTTAGCGAGTGATAAAACAGAAAAAGATGTTAAAAAAATGTTGACCAGTACATCTAAAATATGGGCTAGTGTAAAAGACCCAAATACCGGAATATCTAAATATACGTTTGGAAATAAAAGACAAGCTTCACCAACTAAAACTCAAGACTTAGCCAATATTGCTAAAACAATGAAAAAACCGAGTGAAGTCTCAACTATTAATACTAATATTGCTGAATCCATTAATATACCAAAACCCGTAGAAACAAAAGCTCAAGTTAATCAGTATAAAAATATAGAAGTTCATGATGAAAAAGATTCGGATGTATCAAATAAAGTTGCATCTGAATCAAATCCACCAATAAACTTATTACCTGTAAAAACCGGACATGCACCACTCATGCCAACTCAAAGTGACGATTCGCCCAATGTTGCTTATGTTAGAGCTACAGATTCAGTTCATGACAGAATTGCAGAAAAATATCTATCACAAGGAATGGTTTAATAGTTGACAACTAAATAATATTGTAGTATAGTTTAATCTCAATTAGAAAAGGAGATAAAGCTATGAATACTCAGCAAGAACTTTGTAATGACATGGAGCTATTAAAGCTATTCCCAGAATTTAGAGTAGAATCAAATGAAGTTCATCTTATCGAATTCGAGATTGAAAATTATATTGATAAATTCCAGAATAAGCTTCTTGGTCGATACAATGTAACAGATTCCAATATTGAAGTATTATTATTCTCAGATTATTTTAATATTAATGTGTTGCAACATGTAAGGCGAGAATTATGGAATTTATGTCAAGATTACAATATTGAAAATAAGTATAATATTTCTATCGGTATAGTTGACATTATATCAAACTCATAGTATTATATATAACGTATCAAACATTTTTTAACAAACGAGGAAAAACCCCATGCGTGGAATTGAACAAATTAGAAAAGATAATGAGCTTGCTGAAAAGCTTAGAGTTGCTCCCCAAAGCCTTGATAATGTAAACGTGGCTCAAGTCTTGGCAGATGCAAAAAAAGCTGGTGTGAAAGTTCATGAAAAGCCTAATGTTGATGCTTAATAGTATTAGGTTTTAGGTTTTAAGTTTTACGTTTCAATATAAATCCTTCAATTTTTGAGGGATTTATTCTAAAAAAGGTATTATATTATGAAAATTAAAGTTCTTGTTGCATTTTTGCTATGTATGACATCTGTTAGTATTTATGCCCGTCCAGTTACAATAACAAACCTTCACGATTCAAAAATCTTTACTGCAATGATTTATGAGGATGAACCTCATTCTGTAAAATTCACAAATAGTGAACTTGCAATGTATACGGATTTTATAAAATCGGATAGTGTTATTATCATTGCCAATTATCTAAAATCGTTTAATGGTGATATACAGACTGATGAAGAATTGGCTTTTCGTGTATCAACACATTTAAGGAATTATCTAAAAAAATGAACAATATAGCCAAATATCCTTATACAATATCGTTACGCATTCCAAAAGAGAGACCCAAGCATTTGATAAAAACGGATGATTCGGATGAAGATAAATATGTTTTTATTAAGTGTGGATTTAAGACTAAAAAAGATTCTCGTGAATATGTAATAAGGGAAACTAATTATTTGCATGATTATTATGTTGATTATATTAAAACGAGAAATAAGAAAGCACGTCAACAAAAAAAGGATGTTTGGTATGCAAAAGCTGTAGAATTTGCAAAACAAAATAATTTTGAACAGATAAGTCCAAATAATCGTTATTTCTGGGTTCAGAAAAATTATAACCCAAATACAAAAGAGGTTGCCTAAAATGGTTAACAAGAAGAATGATGTAGAGTTTTATACGCTACCAGATAGTCCCTATACTGTTATAGGAATACTAGAAAAGTCGATGGGACAAAGTACAATGGGTAATAAAGTTTTAAAAGTTGCAAATAGTGTAGTAGACACATTTATAAATAAGGGTGTTGATATTATTATTGATTTTGCAAGGCATTGTGAAACTGTAGATTGTAATAGTGAAGATTTTAATATTTCAAAAGAATTCACTACATTTACATTAACCTATGATTAAATGCAAAGCAACTTTACCACTTATTGAAGACATCGGTTTGCCTGATGATTTAGTTGGTCTGGATATAACCATAATTGGGGATGATTATCAACCAAAAGAACCTGATGTTGGAATTATGGTAGATTATTTTAATCAAATAGATTTAATTAATCCAGAATACCAAGAATTATTAGATAAAAATTATGATTTAATTATGAACAATAAAGAATATGAATTTCAAGAACTTTTAAAACAGGAATTAAGCAAATGAAGATAAAATACTTGCCAAGTAACCTAGACCCCACTGATATTAAAGAAAAATGTGAGAAGATTACTAATTCAGCATTTAAGCGTAAGATGTTTTCGCTGATAAC